GGTGGTAACGTTGTTCTTCAAGCTGGTTACACTGGCGCTGAGACTTCTGCTACTGTTGAAGTTTCTGCTACTCAAGTTATTTTAACTGCTGGTGCTTCAGTCGCTACTTTCGATAAGTCTGCTTACTCAACTTTACTTCAATTAGTAAACGCGATGAACCTTACTGTTGGATGGAGTGTTGCTCTAGCTTCTACACTTTATAATTCACTTCCTACTTCTGTTCTTGATTTAGTAACTGTTGGAGCTAAGTCTTCAAACAACGCTACAATCAAGCCAGCAAGAATTAAGAAAGACGCTCAAGAAGTTGCTGACTTCATGGTTGACTCTTCTATCGTAAGTATTGCTTCTCAAGAAAAAACTGGTTTAATGGATGCTCAAGCTGAAGTTGCTCTTTCTGGTGGTTCTCTTGGTGCAACAAGTACTGCTGCAATTCCTACTGCTCTTTCTGCTTTCGAGCAAATTAGAGTTAACTCAGTAGTTCCTCTTTTCTCAAGAGATGCTTCTGCTGATATCGCCGATAACCTTACTGATGCAGCTTCTGCATATACTATCGCTGGTATCCACCAAGCTATTAAGACACACTGTTCATTAATGAGCACAACTGTTAATAGAAGTGAGAGACAAGGTTACCTTTCTCAAAAAGCTTCGTTCGATACATGTCTTGACACTGCTGCCCTTTTAGCTGACGCTAGATTGCAATTAGCAATTCAAGATACAAGAAACAACGATGCTCAAGGAAACATTAAGTGGTTCCAACCATGGGCTATGTCTTGTTTACTTGCTGGAGCTAGAGCTGGTGCGCCAGTAGGAACTCCGCTTACTTTCAAGTATATGAACTGTTCTGGCATTAGACAAACGGCACAGCCTATGTCAACTCCAGAAGAAGATATCATTGTTGACTTTAACCCAAATTCAATGGCTACTCAAGCTATTAAAGGTGGAATCACTTTCATGGAAGCTCCTCAATCAGGTGGTATCCGTGTTGTTGTTGATAACACTACTTATAGCAAAGATGGTAACTGGGTTTACAACCGTGCTAACGTTCTTTACGCTGCTGACGTTCTTGCTTTTGATTTCAGAAATCAATTGGAAAACATCTTCATCGGTCAGAAGAACAACATTCAAGCTAGCGAAATCAAATCAGTTGCTGCTTCTATCTTAGCTACTTTCTTAGCTCAAGGTATTACAGTTTCTACACCAGAAGCTAAAAACGGATATAAGAAACTTGACGTTTCAATTGAAGGAAACGTTGTTAAGATCGCTTGTATCGTAGTATTAGTTGAAGGTATCGACTTCATCCTTGCTGACATCACTCTTACTAGAGTTCAGTCAGAAGCTTAATTACAGTATAATAAGATTAGGGCAGCTACGGCTGCCTTAATTTTTATAGGAAGTACATCATGGAAAAGTTACTAGAACTAGAAAAGAAACTTAGAGAATATAAAGCTGACCTAGAAAAAGGTATGGGCGACGATGTTAATGGAAGTCTTGAGTGTTCTGAAAAACACCCTGACGAGAAAGAAGACAAAAGATTAATAGCTGAAGCTATTGATACTCACAATGAAAAGAAACACGACGAAGATAAAGACAAAAACTCAGCATATAAAGATATGCATATCAAAAAAGAAGAAGGCGACGTAATTAAGATGGAAGAAGTATCTTTCGCTAAGAACGGTCAGTGGTCTTTAGATAAAGGTTTAGGGTCTAAACTTGATAATGCTGAACATAAAGCTAAAGTATCACAAGCACTAGGATCTATCCGTCAACCAGCTAAAGTTACTAATGCAGCTGGTGAAACTAAAATGGTTTCTCCTAAAGAACAAGTAGCAGATATTAAAAACGTTAAAGCAAGTAAAGCATCAGATGCTAAAGCGAAAGCTGAAGCAGAAGCTGCAGAAAGAAGAGCTAGCTATAAGAAAGAAGGTCTGATGAAAAATAACGAACAGTGGACCTTAGAAAGTGAGTCTTTAGAGAAAGCTAATACAAAAAGTTCTAATATACCTAAAGGATATAAGCCTGTTAAGCCTGCAAATTTACCACCTAAAGAGGGTAAACAAATTGGATCAAAAAATGGCATTACAGTACATCATTCTGGAAAAGATGAGTATGGACATAATTTTCCAATACATAAAGAAGGTAAAAAAATTGGATCAGTTCAATATTCTCATAAACATAAAGAAATTGGCACCTTTGGAGCATCTGATGGTGAAAATTATGATGATACAGACACAGCAGAGCACATTGTAAGAGAACACATTAAAAAAAAACCCACATGTTTTTAATTAATAATTAATTTAGATTTTTAAACTCCTGATATTGTTCTTTCGTATTGTCTTTTCTCCCATAAATTCTATGAAACTCGTCGTGCATCTCTTTTGAGATGCAGACTAGGTTATTAATATCAAATCTTTTATCTTCGTTAGAGTGCCATGACTCTAGATGGTGAGCATTTAATTCACAGCCTATTTTTCCAGTAATGTCACAAGTGTAGTTAGCGTTTTTAAAGCATTGCTCTCTAAGGCCAGAGTCACTGAATTGATTTCTTTCTTTTCTGTTTATTGGAGTAGAGAAATCTTTAAAATCTTCTATGTCTATAGATCTATTTGCACAACTAAGTTTAACTTTCTGATCATGTGGCATTTCCAATCCTTTATTGTGAGGGATAGAGCCAATATTTTTAATGCCCATATTTTTCTTAGATTCTTCAGAGTAAACATTAGTTAATCCTTTATTCCACGGTTGAAATCCTCTCTTAGCTTTTGACATTTTATCTTTAGTTTCTTTTGAAATATCAGCATGACTTATTTTACCAGCGCAACTTTTGCATAAATTTGAAGCTTTTTTATTAGGCAGATATCCTCGATCTTTACCACAGTCACTACAGAAAAATCTATAATGATAATCATACTTCTTTCCACATTTTCTATATATTTTAATTTTATCCATATTTTAATTATACCAATTTTAATATTAGCGCTATTGTTTAAGTGAACTCCTGTTATAATTAAAAAGTAGTCAATTACGACTTACAAATTTTAGGTAAGTGGAACCATACCACAAAGGAGTTACTATGGCTGGAAAAACACCGTCTTTTATTACGGGCGCTACTGCAAAAATAAAGTTATCAAATCTTACTTTAGCATACGCTCAAGACGTAAGTTACAACACAACTGTAACGACTATCCCTATTGAAACAATGGGAAGATATGAAGTTGTATCGAATGAGCCAGTTGCTTATTTCGTAGACGGAACTTTAAGTATCATCAGATACACTAAAGAAGCTTCTGCTATGAACGGAGCTGCAGCTAATGGTAACTCAGTTGAGCAAATGATCAATGCTGCTGGATCTGGTGGAAACGCTGGTTCTGGATTTGACCCTGCAAGAATGATCGCTTCTGAAACTTTTGACCTAGAAATCTTCCAAAAGCTAGCTTCTGGTGGAACTGAATCAGTAGGTAAACTAAGAGACTGTAGATTTACTCGTAAGGGTGGATCTATCAATAAGAGAGGAATCCTTGTTGAGCAATTCGCATTTAACGCTATCTTAATGGATAACGATAGTGCAGTAGAAGTCGGTAACTCAGGTGACCTAGACCTTCAACCGTAATTAAATCAGGGGCTTCTTCGGAAGCCCTTTCTTTTTCTCGTTAAGCTAAAATAAGTTATAATACCCTCTAGGAGTTCATATGGCTGGCATGCGCCCATTTTTTCTTTCTGGAGCAAACGCAAAGATCAAAGTCAATAATATGACCATGGCTTACTGTACAAATCTATCATATTCAGTTACTGTCAACCACGCATCTCCTAAAGTATTAGGAATGTACGAGCCTACGTCTATTGAGCCTATTGGCTATTCAGTTACTGGAACTTTCACTGTTGTGAGATATGTTGCTGACGTTGCTGGAAATGTGGGTGGCAAGCTACCTCATGGAGTTGACGAAGGTGGTAACGGTATCGGAAACTGGGGACCAGATGGTCTCGGTAAAAGATTAGCAGCTGGCTTCAATCTAAGTGCAACAGATGGTCGTGCTTATGATAATTTAAATCCTGGTAAACTAGAAAAAGCAACTGGATTTGAGATAGACGTGTTTCAAAAGTTATCAGATGGTAGACTACAGTCTGTCGCTAGAATTAGAGAAGCCAGAATTACAAGAGCTGACTTTAGCCTAGCAAAAGGTAGTGTAGCAACTCAAACATTTCAGTTTACCGCTTTATATGTCGATGAAGATAGCTTCTTAGCTGACTTCTCTGGCAGAGGACAACAGTGGGCGTAATTTATGGCAGAGAATAGATTAGATAATGGCAATTCACTTCTTCAAGGCTTAGCTAGTAATCTAGTTTCAAACGTTGAAGGTATATTCTCCGCTAAGCCAATGGCTAAGTATCTCAGTGGTGCACGCTGTGTTCTTAGAGTAAATGGAAAGATCATTGGGTTTGCATTTGCTATCTCTTGGGAAATCAAGACAGCTGTTACTGAAATCAATACTATAGATGACTATCTTCCATATGAACTAGCTCCTTCTAGGATTGAAGTTACTGGTGCTATCTCAGGATTTAGAATTCCTGGGTCTGGACCTTCTTTGACTCTTATTCAAACTGATATTGCTTCATTCATGCACCAAAGATACATCGACATCGAAGTAAGAGATAGTCAGACTGATAACCTAATATTCTTAGCTAACAAAGCTATGATAACCAATAGAACAGAAAACATTAAGATCGATCAACTTGCTGATATGACTCTATCATTTAAAGCAATTGGTTGGGCAGATGAAAGAGCTCCAAAAGAAGTTGATGGCATTGGTGATCCAGTAGATGTTGACGGAACTAGCTCTTTAGGCAAGCTCACAGATAAAGTCAAAAACCTATTCTAATTTGAAGCGGGTATAATCTATTATTATAAGATACTAAAGGAGTAACTATGAACTTACCTAAGAATGAAAAATCATTTATGTTCTCTAAAGAAGGGGAAGTAACTGGATTTAAGTATGAAGGTCAATTCTCAGTTAAATGTGTGTTAACTGCAGCAGATAAGAGAGTTCTTGAAATTGAACAGTCTCGTCTAATGGTTGACTTAAAAAACCCAACAAGCAATCTAATCGCTATCTCAAGAGTAGTGGCGAACCTAAGAATTAGAGTACTTAAAGCACCAGATTGGTTTGACCAGATGATTGGTGACCTTGAAACTCTAGACGACAATATCCTATTTGATGTTTGGAGCGAATGCTTACAAGCTTCTCAAAACTGGCATGACGAACTAAAAAAGAAGTCAGATCCAGTGGGAAACGAACAGAAGCAGAGCTAAGCCAGCTATCTGCGTTCGAAGCTATTGAAAACATTGCAAAATATCACTCTCGCAACACTGGATCAGAAGAGGGCATGGACCTATTCTTACGTTCATGGTGGTGTAGAACTTACAATAGACCTTTAAAGGATCCTTTGCTCGCAGAGTATACGACTTATGACCTATTGTATGAATATCACGATAAAGAAGAACGTAAAAACGCATCTCTCGCTGTACTTGAGGAAGAAGCTGATAAAATAGAAGAAGCAATAGTAGAAGAGACTGAATCTTGGATCGAAGAGGAAGAGCGCAAAGAGCGTGAAGCCGAAGAGGCCAAAAAGAAAGCTGAAGAACTTTGGATGGTTGAGCAGCTTAAGAAACAAGATCCTACTTTTGGCGACGACTTAAATATGGACTTCTCGGAGTAATGAATGGCTGATGACGTAAATAAGAAGGGTGGCAAGGTCAACGGTGTTGCCCCTAAAGCCGTTCAAGAGATGGCTAGACAGTACGATAAAAGTACTGAATATGAAGCATCGCTAAATGACGAAAAACTACAACGTCTAGTTAATAAGGCAGCTGAGCTCGAAGAAAAGTTTAACTCTGCATCTCCAGGTACCGCTCATCAACAGATGATAGCTGAACAATTAGGTTTCGCAGAAGATGAAGCACATAAGTATTCACTCTCTGTAGATCAATCCTTAACAGCAAAATCAAATAAAATATTAGCTCGTGGTTTAGATACTTATTCTAAATCAAGTAACATCAATAGAAGAACAACTACAATGTCTGGTCAGCAAGCTTATAGAAGCGCTGCAAAGAACAGTGGTGGACTTTTCAGACCAACTAACTCTATTGAAGCTGATATTCAATCTGATATTGAAGCGGCATCTGCATTAGGTACTGGACTAGCTGATGAAGCTAGAGCATTACAACCTGGCGCTGGAACTGATAGTATTAGAGAAAGAGCTGGTGGACTTTCACAGATCGAAGCTCGTATTGCACAAAATAAAGCGTTATTAAAAATCCAAGGTAGAGAAGGTCTTTCAACTGAAAAGCTTACTAATCGTGGCGAGGACTTAGATAGAGACGTTGGTGAATTCCTCAAGAGAAAGAAGATTGAAACCAAAATCAATTCAGGTGATGTTAAGTCATACGATGAAGAGATGGGATCCCTTAACGCTAAAAGGGAAGCTAGAAGTTCAGCTCAGGCTGATTATGAAAAAGCAATTGAAACTGGTGCTTCCGGTATTGAAGACTTCGCAGAGAAATTACATAAAGCAAATGAAGCCTTAGATGAACAAACTAGAGTTGTCAAAGGAATGTCAGATAAAGGTGGAGGCGGAGGAGGAATCTTCGGCAAGTATGCTGGTGTTGCTCAATTCGCTCAAATGGGATTTCAAGCTATAGGTGCAGTTGCTGGTGCAGCTAATACTATTGCAGTTGAACAAGATATTACTCAAATGAACAATCGCGGTCAATTCGCGAAGATGGGTAATGCTATATATGATAAAGCTGATGCAGCAGTAAGAGGTCACTCTGTTGATGCAATGCTTGACGTTCTTGGTGATTCATTCACTAAACAATATGGTGATGCTAATAAAGGATTTACTAACGTAGCTAAAGGTATCGAAGCTGGATCTAACGTTGGCGCAAGTGTTCTTGGTGGTATCGGAAAAGGTGCTGCAATTGGTGGAGCTGCTGGTCTTGCTGTTGCAGGTATCGGAGCTGTTCCTGGTGCAATTGGTGGAGCAGTAATAGGTGGTGTAACTGCTTTAGCAAACTCATTAACTGCTGTTACTAACGTAGCATACGGAAACGAAGGTGCTGCAAGTTCAATTAATTCATATACTGCTTCAAAACAATTATCAGCAGAAGAAAGACATATCCGTGCACAACAGATGCAAGCTTTCTATAATCAAGGTTTAGGAACATTTCAATCGACTATGGGTCTTGGAAGTGGCTCACAAGTTCAGTCTCAACTAATGAGTGGAGACATGCTTAAAGGTCTAGCAGCCAATGGTATTTCTCCTGAAATGTCAGTTGCTCTTTCTGGAATGTTAGGTCAAGCTGGTTCAATGTCTGAAGTTGGCGGAATCGATATGATTCGCGGTGCTGGACGTGCTGGTCAACTTGGACAAATGGGTCGTGAAGAATATATCGGTGCTGCATCTAGATTAGTTGCTGCCGGTGGAGCTAATAGTGATCTAGAAGATATCATTGCTTCAGCAACTACTAAAGGTATGGACAACTCTAAGAACATTTCACAGATGGTTGATGCAACCTTAGGAATGTCAAGTGGTCTCGCTTCTATTGGTGTGGGTGGAACATCTGCTGTATCTAGTATGCTTGGTGGAGCTAGTCAATTTCTAGTAGATCAAGGTGTTAATAAGAATTTATCAGTCGGTGCTGCTGCTCAAGGTATGCAAGACTACAATAAGAACATTACAGATACTGGTTTCAATTTAGGTAACATCCTTGAAAGAGGTGGACTAAGAAACATGAAAGGTCTTCGTGGTGCTTCAACTGAACAGATGAACAACATCGCAGGAATGAGTCTTGAGCAAATCGGTGTTCTTCAAGGTGGCGGACAAGAAGCTATGTTACTTGCTGACAGGTTAGGGATTAAAGATCTAATCAGTAAAGATGGCAAGATGAATACTTCTTTGATAAGTGGAATTGGTAAAGAAGCTTTCGGTGGTGCATTAGCAAACAAAGGTTTACTAGGTACAGCTCAAGGTAAAGAACTATATGAGAAATTTGGAACTAACGGCGATCTATCTCAAGTAGCCAAAGCTGCACTTAATGATTTAGGTGGAGAATCTACTTTTAGAATGGCTGGTGGTGTTAATAAGAATGTTAGAACAAACGCTAACGTAACTAGACTAGGCTCTAAGACAGAAATGATGGGAGCTGAACGTGGTGCTGATTATGTTGCTCAAGGTGAAAGAGAATCTGGTGGATTCGCAAACCTAGAGAAAGCAATGGAAGAAGTTGGTAAAGCAGTAGACCCAGCTAAGTGGGGAGACGAAGTTAGAAAGGCAGCAGATGGATTTTCTATTCCTGCAGCAAACTTCTTATCAGCAACTGGACAACTAGATGGAACGGTACAGAAATTAATATCTCACCAAAATGCTATGTTAAAAGCAATGGGTGAACTAAGAGGCGTAATACCATCTAAGACAAAAAATTAAAGTATAATATCATGAGGAGAATCTATGAATATATTTTTAATTACTTGTGGTGTACTTTTACTTTTAATTAGTCCAGGGATTTACTTTATATATAAGTTGGCTAAGTTAGATAAGACTGCGCCAATAGATGATGTTGCTAGAATTAGATACTTACAAGAAATGCAAGCCATAGAGGGTATGAAAAAGTGAAACCTATACTGTTAAAACCAAATGCTATGGTAGTTGTTTACAACTACAGAGATAGACTTGGGGATTTCAAGTTAAGTACAAGTGAAAACAGTGCTTTTGAAATCGATCAGATTATATTAAATTCACTTTCTCTTAAGAGTGTAAGTACTCAAAAAACAAAATCAAATCCAGCAGGATCTTTCGAATTCAGACTGGCTCCACTTAAAAATTGGGTTACAGCAATTACTCCTGGTAGTTGGTGTGTAATCTTAATGTCTAATGGTATATTAAATGACGCTGCTAAGTACGGAAGTGCTGACGACGTAAGTTATCAATTTCAACAAGAGTTCGACTCGAATGGAGATGCTATTGCTCCAGCTAAGACTGCACCAACTGTAGATGAGAAATCATTTAAGATGCTTGGAAGAATAGAGTCTGTAAGAGCTGTAGCTAATGTTAATCAAACTACAGGTGCAACTGAAACTGAATATATAGTAACTGGCTCTGATTGGGGTACAGTTTTTAATAGTATCTTCTATGTTGATCCAATCAGTAGAACACCAGGTGATCAGAAAGCTCCAATCGGCATGGCTGAGAGATTTGGTTACATCGACTACTTGCGAAGAGCTGTAGGATACGATGTTTCGACTCTTGGTAAAGATGCTAATGCTGGAGTAAACAGCGGAGCATTAAAGAAAGCAAAAAATGATGCAAGCAAAGGTTCTGTAGTTAATCAAGTTGATTTCTTAAAGAATGGTTCAACTGGAGCACCAGTTCCACCGCAGCCAGTAGCTGGTGATACAGAAGATCAATCAACTAGACAAGTAACTAAAGATCAGCAACCTAAACTTCCTAGCGCATTAGATAACATTGGATTCATATTGAGTCTATGGGGAAGAACTGATGCACCTACTTCTGCCATCAATGAGAAGACAGGGATCGTTGTTAAGTCTCAACAAGTATTTAGAATGCCAGATGAACTGGTTAGATATATGGGATTTGTAGATGACAGCGGAAGTCCATCTGGAGTAATCTCTCAAGTCTTAAAACAAGTTGGTGGAAAACTAACTGCAGTAGATACATATGAGAATAAAGATAACTCTGCGGGAATCATTGACTTTGGTACGATCTTGGGTGAGCATACTATCTGGCAAGTTATAACTAACAATTCAAATGAACTAATCAACGAACTAATTCCTGAAATAAGATTTGAGAAAGGTAAGCCAGCACTTACATTGTATGCTAGAGTTAGACCATTCGGTGTAAACCCACTTGATGTTCTTAAGAAAGATACTAATGCCGTAGGTGATGAAGGTAATGGTGGAGAAGGTCAGAAGGGTCTAGTCGATCCATATATCTCTCCATATAAGTTTGTTAAGAAGAAAAGAATAGCTTCATCGTCTGTAATTATGTGCAGCTATGGAACTAACTGGAGAGACAGAGTTAACTTCGTTGAAGTTAACATCTCTAGAACTATATTTCAAGAAGCTTGGGCACAAGAAGTTAAGTTGCAATCTCAATTTATAGATGAAGACTCTATTGGTAGAGATGGTCTACTTCCAATGATTAGAGGAACAACATATGTTCCTGCTGTAGACGGTGCTGCTAATCCACTTGGAACTTCTGCTTATAAATATGCTCTTAAAGAGTGGTATTTTAACACTCACAAGATGTTCAATGGAACTCTTAATTTAGTTGGCCAAGATCAGTACATTCAAGTTGGTGACAATATCATGGTTGAATCTAAGGTATTGAATAAGAACTGGAACATCAACACAACTCTAAAAACTAATGCTAATAAGAATAAGACCTTTATGATGGCTCATGTTGAGTCGATTACTCATCAGACCCAAGTAGATGGAAATGGAAGTAGAATCTTTACAACAAGTATTAACTTCGTAAGAGGGATAATTACTGATGTAGAAGGTAACATAATTGTTAGTGGTAACCATGTGGGTGCACTAGATCAAGATACTTCTTTAGTAACCCCATCTGTAGAAAGAAACTACGAGACTATCTCTACCTCTGGACCTATGGATCCAGATAGACAACAATACCCTCTTAAAAAGGGCGATAAGGATTTTAACGAGGAATAATGGAAGAGTACATCATTGACGATAGTTCGTTACATTCCAATCCTAAATCTTTAATAGGTAAAGACTTCTCTATCCGCATTGGTGTAGTTAGAGAACATGTATACCTAGAAACTACTCAACAAACAAGATATATTGTAGAAGTGTGGAGGAATGGTAAGTCGTTCCCTATGACTTGTATTAGAGCCGCTAGATTTGGTGGACTCTACAACTATGAAGAGTTTAACTACAGAGGCTTCAACGCTGGAGATAGTGACTCTGGAAAAGGTAACTTTACTGTTGTCCCTGGAGACATGGTAGTTGTTGCTGCAGTAGCTGGTGACAATAAAGAAGGGATCATCCTAAGTTGTATTAGTCATGGTGGAAGAGATGAAATTCTTCCTGCAACTGACAATGTAGCTTTCATCAATGAGTTCAATGGTGTTCAAACCATGATTAACTATCAAGGTGAATACAGAAGAACTTTCAAAGGTCAACCAACAAACCTATCTAAATTAAGTGAACCACCCAATGGAACTGCATACCCGCTACCTGAGTATGACAATAACGTTGGATTCAGCTATTATGAGTTCGACAAGACTGGTTCTTATTTAGTTAGTGATAATGCCAATGATGATCTGCCTCAGTCAATTAAGATAGATAAAGCTAGCGGTAAGATTCAAATCACTAGTGGTAAGACTTCACTTGTTATAGATAAGGCTGCAGAGTCTTACTCTATCACTAACAAGTCTGTAACTTTCGATACCACTGATGTATTTAACTTAAATACTAAAGCTACCAACATAATGTCTACAGATGTAATCAATGCCAAAGCTAAGACTATCAATACTGAAGGTAAATGGAATCAGAAAGGCAATGTAGAGATAACTGGAAATACAAAGCAAACGGGTAATATAGAACTATCTGGTGATTTTAAAAACATGGGTATGGCACTGCTAGGTGGAGGAGAGCATCCTCTTATTTATGATATCGTTTTAACTATCGGTATCGGTAACTTAGGTGCACCAGTTCTTAGCTTTAATACCTACTTGAAAACTGTAAAAACAAAGGCAACCTAATGTCTAAATTAGAAATGATTGATATGGAAATAACTAGAAGAGAGAATGCAACAGCTGCATTCAACCTCGCTATTCCTGATCTATTAGCTAGTATAGAACAATTTAATAAGCTAGATGAAATGTATCGTTCAGATGAGAAGGATGCTAGGCTTGCTTTAGAAGGTGCTTATAAAGAGAATAGACATTTCACAGGTAAGCAACCATTAGTTTATTCTTCTGCTCAAACAGAGATATATCCATTCTTTCAAGGTCCACTTGATTCTAGTGGCAATCCATACTTTCCTATAACTAAAGTACAAGATAAGACTTTTGATGGATTAAGTCCATTTCCAGCTCCACCAACTAAGACTGGTGCTTACGCTAGAGATGCAAACTACTCTCCTCTCGAATCGGTTGCAAGAATTCCTGCAGCAACAGCATTACAAGCATTCCCAGATCTAAGTGGAGAACCACTTCCTGGTGGATGGCCTGGAGCTGCTTTACCTACTGCTGCATTCTGTACTCCAGCTGCTACACCAAATACTGAAGCTCAATGTGCTATCATTGGTGGAACATGGACTCCGGCTGGAACAGCTGCTGACCCAGTTTGGAATGGACCAGATACTGCACCTGCATTATTAAGAACTGCATTGAATGCTTGGAAATCAGATATACTAATTATTGTCTCTGATATCTATTTAAATGATGCAGCCGAACTTGCTTATTGGAATGGTATTCTTGCTAACATCAATATTGTATTAGCTGCTGTTGCAACTGATGCTGTATTTATTAGAGCAACTGGAAATCCTGACCCAGCAGCTTGGGGACAAACACAACCATTTACTGGAGCTACGGAAACAGCGCGAGCTGCTTTAGAAGCTGCAGCAACAACTGGTGTTCCAGCGCACGTCACAACAAGACAAGCCTTCTTAGATAAAGAAGCATCCACTGAGGAAGAGGTTTTCTTTGGTATCATTAAATTAAGACTCCATCAAGCCAACGGATCCTTTGCAAAATTGCAAGCAGCTAAGAGTCAACTAGTTACAACTAGATCACTTATTGACGATAATAATGCCGCCATTAGTTCACTCAATCTATTGAAAGTTAAAGCCTCATAACCCCAAATGTTATATAATGTATAGCAGGGAGTTATTATGGGTTTATTTGACAACTATTTCGGAACAACACAAACCACTAACTCTACTAGTGGAAACGGTCAACCGATCGACAATGAAACACTAAAGATCTATGAGACCGCTGAATATAGAGTAAGTAAATTCTCTAATGGTACGGCTCTAGAGAACTGGTACAAGCAAAAGCCATATGGTTTTAGATTTAGAGGTCTAACCTTCTATCTCCCAATCTCTCCTTCAAACCTTAATATTACTACTCATTTTGGTACTAACGTAATTTCAACTATGTACGGTACAATTGAGGAGCACAGTGAGCAAAGGTACTACGACATCCAAATCTCTGGTACGACTGGTATGTCTCCAAGATATTACAAGAACGTTGAAGATCAAGTAAATGACTCAATCTCAACTAAGGCAATTGGTAGAGCTAGTACTCCTATTAAAAATAGAGTAAGTGGACCATTGGGTGGCTTCTTTAAGAGAACTCAAAGCTTAATTGAGAATACATTGAACCAAGCATCTGACCTTCTTGGGGATGACAATGGTTCTACAGGTATCGACTTACAAAGAACTGGTTACGCAGCTTTCCATAATTTCTATAAGTTCTTGTTATTACACAAGAGAGTAGCAACTGGTAAGTCTAATATTGGTAGTGGTTCTAAGAACCTAGTATTTATTAACTACAAAGATAACAACCAATATAACGTAGCAATTCAATCGTTTCAATTGGTTAGAGATGCAGCTAACCCTATGTTGTATAACTACAACATCACTATGAGAGCGTATAACTTAACTACGGCTGATAGTAAAGACATAGAATTAGATGTAAGTAATAGACTTGCAGAACTTGGACTTGATGGTCTTGAGACTACTTCTATTGCAGCTAAACTTGCAAACAAAGCTAGACAAGCTAAGAACGCAGCATACTCAGCAGTAGCTGCAGCTAAAGGATTTGGTTCATAATGGCATTAGATTTTGAAGGATCACTGAGTGGTTTATCAAGACTTGATCTCTGGTACAAAGTTACTGGGAACGAAGAGTTATATCTTTCTGACATCACTGAGATCATTCGTTTAAGATGGCCATACTTCAGAGACAACTGGGAATTCCTTAAGGATAAATATCTTGGACTTATGAAGACCTACTCTGATCCTAAGTTGCTACAGACTCAGATCAATAACTTCTCTGAGTTTGTTGAGTCACAAAGAAATAGCAAGACCAATAAGAATCCATTTGAGAACTCAGATATTATTCCTAGGTTCTATTCTATATTTGACTCTACGACTATCAACTCTGTAAGTTTAACTTATGAAGAGAGACAGATTGTTGAGAATAAGAAAAGAGAAGTTAATGCATACACACGTGGAGACTTCCTAGCGATCAGAGATCAACTTGCTAAGGAAAGAGACCAGATTGCTGACAGAGATGGAACAACTGATCCTGATTACAATAGAGTATTCAATAGAAGTCCTTTAGAGGCAAGAGTTGATATCAATAATAAAGATATCAATAAGATGTATCAGCTTCAAGAAGCTATTAAGTCTACAGACTTTATATTGGCTAACTCTTTCTCATTGAGCACAGCAACTATTGATCCATTCGCATTAGCTAAGTCTAATGCTAATAATCCAGCTATCGATATTCAGAGTTATTCATCTGGTTACTTAACTAAGTTGAACTATGGTGAGGATCTTCAAGCTCTTGCAGCTAGAACTCTAGACTCTCCAGATAAGTGGATTGATATCGCTATTACTAACGGACTTAAAGCTCCGTATATTGATGAGGTTGGAGAAAGACTATTCTTAATCTCTAATGCTAGTGGTAACCAGATTAACATTGCAGAGACAGATATTAATAACAACCTAAACATTGATAAACTTTCAATTGGTCAAGTTGTTTTACTTCAATCGACAACTCAGACATTCCCAGAGCAACGCACTATACAGAACATAACTCAAGTGCCTATATCTGGTGAAATTATTATAGAACTGGCAGGGGAAAGCAATCTCGATAGGTATAAACTAAGTGAGAGTGCTTATATTAGAGTATTTAAACCTAACACTATTAACTCTAGTTTCTATATAATGATTCCATCTACTTTACCTCTAGATGATACATCTAAAAGTGATACTCCATGGTTTCTGCAGGGAAGTGATGGGACGGACAAGAGACAGAAAGTAGATTTGAATATTGATGAGAATGGTGATCTTAATTTTAATTCAACTGGTGACCTTCAACTTAGTTATGCTATGACAAATGCTGTTCAAGCTATTAAACTTAAGATGATGGTAGAAGCTGGTGAACTTAGAAGACACCCAGAGTTTGGATTGAATCCAGTAGTTGGACTTACAAATGCTAACATTGCATTAACTAGACAAATACTTACAAACTCAATAAGCAAGATGATACAAGCAGATGAAAGATTTGCTAGCATAGATACTTTAGATATTACATATGGAACAGGTGTAGACAGCAATTTTCCAACTGTAATTAACATTAACTTAATAGTAAAATTAGCGGGATCAGGTCAATTGTTACCTGTTACCTTCAGTATAAATAAGGGCTAAATATGGCAAACATCAATATCAATAGCTATAATGAAATCTTAGGAGCTATGATTCGTAAGATCATCGCTGATACTCCAGCTAACGACTTGAACAAAGGTTCTGTTATCCTAACATTGTTAGAAGCTGCTGCAGCTAACGACTTTGAAAATAACACTGCTATCCTAAACGTTCTTGAACTATTAAACATTGATGCTCTTAGAAATAATGACCTTGATGCCTACGCTTCTAACTATGGACTAGTAAGAAGAACTGCAGTTAAAGCTTCTGGTTTCGTAAAAATTACAGACAGTACTATCACTAAAAGAAGTACAACACTATATCCAGTAAAGCCAGCTCCAATCGTTGGTACTTCTTTACTATATGTTAACGATGCATCTGAATGGTCTCAAACTGGTACACTTTATCTTGGAAGAGGAACTCCTAACTTCGAAGGTCCACTAGCTTATACTTCTATTGTAAACAATGGAACATTCTTTACTATTCAACTTACTTCTGCTTTAGAAAAAGATCATCTTCTTTCTGATCTAGTTGTTGATGGTCAAGGAACAAGCGATCGTTTAGTTTCTGCGGGAACAACTGTTAAGATCGCCGCTAACAATATTTCACCTGAAGTTAAGTATTTAACTTTAAGAGATGCTGTAATCCCAGCTGGTGAAGATACAGTTACTCAAGTTCCAGTTACAGCTATTAATGCTGGTTCTGCTGGTAATGCCGGTATCAATACAATCACAATCTTTAATACTCCTCCATTCAATGGAGCGTTGATTACTAACACTAATTCATTCACTAACGGTAACGATACTGAATCTGATGATGTGTTTAGAAACAGAATCAAAGCATATTCTTCTACATTAGCGAGAGGAACTAAGAGATCGATCTTGGCATCAATAGACGGCGTTTCTGATGAGACAGAAGGGAAACAGGTAGCATCTGCCGTAATTACAGAACCAGCTGAGATTGGTCAACCTTCTATCGTCTACGTTGATGATGGGAATGGATTTGAACCTTCTTATTCTGGTCAATCAGTTGACTTACTAGTGGCAAGTGCTAGTGGAAACGAAGAGTTTCTACAACTTGCAAACTATCCTCTTCCTAGACCACAGGTGGTAAACAATGCTGAAGCTCCTTTCTTACTATTGGACGGAATGGAATTCAAGGTGCTTGTTGATGACGTTGAAGAAGCGGTTTTATTCTCTGCAGAAGATTTTAGAAGTCTTAGTACTGCTACTATTTCTGAAGTGGTTGTTGCTATCAATGATAAAGCAATACTTTTCAAAGCAAGATTAACAGCTGACTCAACAAGAATCCTAATCTATCCTGTTGATTATAAAGCTGAAACTATTCAAGTAGTTTCTGATAGTAGTCTATTAGATGCAAACACTCAATTCAAGTTCCCAGTGAACGAATTCTCTTATATCGCTCTTTACAAGAATAACGTAAGACTTAGAGAAGTTCAAAAGTCTGCTGCTGTAATTTCTAATCCATTTTCAACTTGGAATATTGTTTCTACTGGAAACATTATTATCTCTGTTGATGGAACACCTGATCAAGATAGAAGCTTTGATGTTTCTGACTTCGGTGGAAAGAACTTCAATGCAATTAACATCACCGATTGGGTAACAGCTTTTAATAACAAGTTTGCTGGTATTACAGCCACAGCTTCTGCAACAGGAAGACTTATCCTTACTTCTAATAGAGAAGGTTCTGCTTCTGCAATTGAAATTGCTGGTGGTACTTATCTAGAAAAGATGTTTGGTGGAGCTGAACTTTCATCTATTGGACAAGATTCTGACTTCTCATTAAATAGACAAAATGGTAACATTCAACTTCAAGAAGCTACTGCTGATGGAGATGTAATCTCTGCTGGTTCTTCTGATACTAAAGGAAATATTATCTCTGGTTCTGCTTCTGGTGGTAATTTTAACTTATCAACTGACGGGAACAATAGACCTTCTGAAATGGTTATAGTAGTAGATGCAACAAGAGTAGATCCTAGAACGATCAACCTTGCTGTTGGTTCTACAATTACTATCTCTAATCAAGGTTCTAACATTATGAGAGTTATGGCATCTAGTGCTAGTGCTCTTAGAGAAATTCAACCTAACGATTATGTTTATATTACTAATCGTGGAGATATCGACAACTCTGGTACTGGTAATTGGGTAGACATCAAATCATGTGGTCTATTCAAAGTAACTTCTAAAGGTGAACACACAACTGATGGAACTGATACTTATATTGAAGTTGTAAACGTCGATATGGTTGTTGGTGGACCTTACTCTGTACAAGATAGTTTAGATGTGCAAGCATTCTATTCTGATAAATATCCTCAACTTTGGAAAGGCACTATGACTGCCAATCCAGCTGCTGCTTCTATTCAAAGTGTTGTTAACTCTATCATTGATAATATTCGCGGTGCTTCGGCTTCCGTATTTAGAACTAACTTCATTAAGATGACATCAATAACTGAAGAGGGTGGATCAATCGCTGTGCCAGTTGCTGTAGGTAGTGCGTCTACTCAATTATTTGAAACAGGTGGAATCCAGAAGACTGGAACTACTTCTCATATTGCTAACAAAGTAGAAGACTCTGACGTTTTCACTATGTTCAAAAGAACAGCTCCAGAAAACGACACAGTTTGGTTAGATAGATATACTTACACGGATACAAGAGGATCTTTAACTTCTGCTGTTGAGCCAAGTAAAGATGGTTCTGGTACATACTCTGAAACTCTTACAGATACTAATGCAAGCTTCAATGCTGATCTATCTTATGATGATGCTCTTGCAATTACATCTGGACAGAACAAGCAACAAGCTAGAGAAATTAAAGCAATCATTGACAATAACAACGTAGGAACACGTAATGCGATTCCTAGAACTCTTATGGATTACAATGTCTCTGATGAATATCAAGTTGTTAAGAATCTTGAGTTCTCAGCTGAAGATAGCTTAGTTGCTATTATTGACAATGATGCAGTTGCTAAGACAATCGATATTTCATTCTCTAGAACTGGTCAAATCAATACTGGTTCTCAGATGTCAATTTTCAACCCAACGAATTATGCCTTCTCTGCTAATGATGCAGATAATGAAGTAGGAATAGATTTTGGGACATTGAGCGTATGGGGAACTTTACCTACTCAATCTAATGCTAACTTCAATGATTATGCTGTTTGGTTTAAAGCTAGAAACTACTACGTATCTAACGGTGCAAGTATCGTTCTAAGAGCTAAAGAATACGGACCAATTGGTGATAAAGTAAGATTCAATATAGACTATCCTGGTTCTGTAAACCTAGCAAGTACTATATCTCACACTAACTCTGCCAATGAAACTCTTGTTACTTATACATTTGGTTCTGGTCCAGCTGTTATTACTAATATCGCTCCAGGTGATCAATTCACTGTAACTAGCTTAGGTGGTTATAACTATAGAATTACATTCCCAGTTACTGCCACAGTAAACAACATCAACGTTGGTGATACAATCACTATCTTAGAAGCTTCTGGTTTCTCTGCTGCTAACTCTGGAACATTTAGAATTAACGCAAAGAGTGATGTCAATAGAACCATCGATATTTACAATCCAAATGGAGTTGCAACTATCGTTGGTAACCCAGCTATTCATTCAGTTCAATGTACTGCCGATGTTGCCAACAACAAAGACGGAACGTACTTCGTTCTTAACGCTCCAAACGGAGATACAGTTAAGTTCTGGTATGACATGAACAACGGTGGAACTATTGAGCCAGCAATTGGACTCACAACAAGATCTTGGGAAATCAATCCTGCAACAGGTGCTTCTGCTGTTAACATGGCAACACTTACTGCAGCTGCAATCTTAAACGATCCTGCTTTTGCTACCGCAACTAATGGCGGTGGTACATTAAGTTTAATTACTGTAACAAATACTGACAATGGACCAAGTGTACAAGGATTCAACGGATCGCCAACTCCTGGTTTTACTTTCACCCTAATTACTCCTGGTATTGCCGATATTTTCGAAACAGTTAACATTGTTTCTAATATCTATGCCTACCCATTAACTGGCACTGCTACAAGTGCTATCGTTGCTAAAATCAATGAAGGAGAGATTCTTGAAGCTGTAGTAGTTACTGCTGGTACATTTAATAAAGCCACAAGAGAAGAGAATTCAGTAGTTGTAGATCAACTTGCTTACGGACACAATCCAAACCCTGGAAGTGGACTTAATGAAGATGTTGGTTTATATGACTCTATAAGTTATGTATTAACTTTCCAAAACCCTAACCCTAACTTCCAATTAAAGATTCCTCTTTTATTAAGTGGAGCTTCACCCGCTTATGCAATGGATACAACAACTAACGTTGATGGTTCTGTTGGTGAGAAGTTTAAACTTGTTCCAATTACTATTGATAACATTGAGCACCAACTTACTCAGAGAGCTCTATCTCAATTAGATATTGTTTCTGATGTTGATATCTCTAACTCTGGAAAGAAAATCCAATTGAAGTCTCAACTTCTTGGATCTAACGGAGCTATCGAGATTGTCGGCGGTAGAGCTAATGATGCTTCTTTCAAATTGATTGGCGATGCACAAATCAGCACTGATGGTGGAGATAACTATCTAGAAGTAAAGATTCCTGCTTCTCCTAACACTCTTTCTCCAGGACAACACGTTGTTCTAGAAAACGAGCACGGTGTCGAAAGACTCAATCGTCAGATTGGGACAGATAGTATGAACGTAGTGAAAATCAATGATAATACATTTGAGTATAGATACAACGCTAAGGCAACTAACTTTGATCAATATGTTAATATCACTATTGCTGATGCTAACGGAATAGATCCTACAAGTTATCCAACTCCAGGAATCGTTTGGAGATGGACTCACTCTGATGGTGGAAGTTCTGTTTCTTTAACTGATGTTGCTGTTGGTACAGTTGGTGCTCAACCTGGTGCATACAATGCTGCTGGTTCTTTGGGTTCAGCTACTAATACAGTTATCAGTGTAATTAATCCTGGTACGGTTTCTACTCCATTGTCTTTTAGAATTACAATGATTGGTCAACCAGTTCAAGCTGATTATATTACTTTCAGAAACTCTGCTGGTGATACATATGCTATCAACTTTGATATCAACAATGCTGGCACATTACCATCTGGAGCTACATACTTATCTGCCACTAATAAAGTTGAGATAAATATCTTAAGTACTGATACTCCAAACATGATCATGGGCAAGATCGTTTCTGCTCTATTGACTTTTGGTATTGCAAGTGATTTCAACACTGATATTAGCCCTGCTGCTAGTTTAGCCTCTGTTAGAGAAGGTAACCTTGTTAATCCAATTGGAACTTTAACTGGATGGTCTAACTCTAATAAATCTCTTAATGCTGGTGATTCTATCGTTGGTGGATATCCAATCGTAAAAGTAAATGCTGCTTCTAAGTGGTTTGATGTTGTTAACCCAAGTGGTATAGCAATGGCATCTACTGCAATCAGCGCTGCATCTCAAATCTTAATATCTTCTACTCCTATAATTGAGTGGAAACTAGGTCACTCTTCAAGAGTAGAGATTACTTCTGTGTCTGTAACTTCTAACGTAGCTACAGCAACAACTAATGGACCACATAAGCTTAATGTTGGAGATACATTCTCTGTTATTGATATTATTACTGGAGCAGCACCAAGTGTGCCTGGTTCTGGAACTGGTACTGTAATTGCAGTCTTAGGATTAAATCAATTTACATATGCAACTGCTGCCGCCAACTCTGTTGGACTACAACCAGCTGGATTCTTACTTAAAACTGGAAATACAAGAACTAGATATAAGATCGAAGCTCTTGGATATAACGGATTGAATAGGCTTTCAGTATATGATGGAGATAGTCCTCTGTTTAAATCATGTGGTGTTGCTGTTGATGACGTTCTTTCTATAAGTGGTACAACTTTTGGCGCTATCAACTCAGGAGAATTTATTGTTCTTGGTGTTGATGATACTTCAGTTATCTACAAGAATTCTAATGCTCAAGAAGAGCTTAATACTCTTGTTGCTTTCAATAACTTCCAGATTCCAGTTACTTGGATATCTAACTCTGACCAGATCACTGGTGCAGCTGGTTCATTCTCTAATCTTGCGGTTGGAACATGGGTTAAGAAGTTAACAGATGATGATACTAAGTATAGACAAGTTATAGCTTTAAACGCTGCAGCTAGTGCAGCCACAATCGTAACTCTTGGTGGAAACTATGATGGTGTAACTTCAGTTTCTGAAGGTATCTCTCTAGATCAGAACTCTGCAATTGGTACAGGTATGTACTTAGAAAATGAAGCAGATATCAAGTTTTACGAAGGTGACTCTGTTAAGACTAATGATATTATCTTCATTACTGAAAGCACAAATGCTAACTGGTTTGAAGTTGTTAACTCTGGAACATTCACTATCGATGCTTGGGGAACTAATGCATCTGATGGTAAAGTATTCTTGAGAGTTAAGAACGCTAACGGTATTGCTGAGACAAATGTTATCCAAGGTGTTGCAAACACTAAATTCTCTATAACTGAAGACTTTGAAAACAGATTCACAACTATTAAGCAGATTCACCACATCGCAATCGATGAGTTTAATCCTAATAGACGTATCATCTACTTAAGTCCAGGTAACAGAGCTTACAAGTGGGGACAGTCAAACGTCTCTTCTATTAAAGCTCTAGGTAAAATGAACTATAATAAAGATGTTGTTACTGGTGTCGATGGGTACTTGTACTACACTGGTCTACTTCGTAAAGTTCAACGTATCATTGATGGTTTCGAACCAGATGCAGTTAACTTCCCAGGCAGAAAAGCTGTTGGTAGCTTAATTGAAGTTCTTCCTCCTCTACCAAGAAGAGTTGAAGTAGCGATTGATGTTACAACTCAAGATGGTGTTAACTTAAGTGAGATCAGCGATGAGATTACTTCTGCGATCATTAACTATGTTGATAGCTTAGGTGTTGGTCAAGATGTTATCCTTTCTGATATCATTGTAAGAGTTAAGAACATCGATGGTGTTGCCGCAGTAACGTTTATTACTCCAGTTCCATCTGAAGAAAGAATTCCTGTTTCTAGTAATGAAAAAGCGTTTATTGAAAATAGTGATATCTCAATAGCTTAGGTAAAATAACAACATGTACATATATAAAATAACTAATAAAATAAATGGAAAATCTTATGTGGGTCAAACAATAAGATCTATTGAGGCAAGATGGAAGAGGCACTGTGAAAAAGCAAGTGGATGTTCTGCTATTTGTGATGCCATACAAAAATATGGAAAAGACAACTTTATTGTAGAAGAAATTGGTGGAGCAAATAATCAATCTGAATTAAATTATCAAGAGTGGCTAATGATCTTAAAGTACAACACTCTTTCACCAAGTGGCTACAATCTTAAACATGGTGGTGGTTCTAAGGGTAAAACTTCAAATGAAGTTAAAGCAAAAATATCAAAAAAACTTAAAAATAAACCATCTAAGTTTAAAGACAAAAAGCACACTGAGCAATCTAAATTAAATATGTCTTTAGGCTCTATTGGTCAAAAAAGTTGGCCTAAGGGTAAAAAGCACGATACAGATTCTAACCTCAAAAATGCCATATCAAATGGTGGCGGTAAAAAATTCATTGTAATAAATAATAATGAAGTTATTTGGAGTGGTCTTGTAATATCAGAATGTGCAAGATTCTTAAATATAAATGTTGGTCATATTAGTGAATATTTAAGAGGTAAGCGAAAAATGCATAAAAATTATACTTTTTCCTATGAGGTTTGTGATGGCAGATAATAAAAATAAAACTGATAATTTACATCAGCAAATGCCTGCAGTTTTCAACACTAGAGAAAATCAAAATTGGAGTGCATTGCTTTCAGCTATTGGTGAGGCAGATCAGGAAACTATTGAGTTGATCGAAAGTGTTCGTGAGCAGTTCTTTATTAAGACAGCATCAAGACCATATATCGACAGACTTGGTACTGCGAACTTAGTTCAAAGACCTAGATTCGTTGGTATGGAAGATACTAACTTCAGAAGATTCATTCCTATTATGTCATATCAGCCTAAACAAGTAAAGCTTATCTTAGATGATCTATTAGACTTGTTCTTCTTTAAGGAAAGTACTACTTCTTTTATTTCTAGTGGAAAGAACCAACCGTTCGTTCTACAAGATGGTTGGGAACTAGAGTATGACGTTGATTCTGTCTATGACGAAAGAATCTCTTTCAAAGCCGATGACTTTACTAACATTGGGGCAGCTACTGCTAATGAAATCGTAGCAGCAATCAATAGACAGTCTGTTCATTCTTATGCTATTGCATTTGAAAACTCACTCACAAAACAAACAAATATTAAGATCTTCAGTAAGACGATCGGTTCTAAAGGTTCTATTGAAATTACTGGTGGTCGTGCAGACATTGGATTTCAATTCGAAGGTTTCAACACAGAAGCTGGCCAAGGTGTAAACACTGAATGGCAAGTAACTAAGATCGGAGATACAACATCTCTAAGATTCACTGGAAACGGTGGTTCGCCTGCTATTGATAAACTTCAGATCGGTGACGTTGTAATTATAACGAGACCTGGAAATGAAGGTTCATTCATTATTACTAATGTAGACTCAGTTACAGATACAATTAGATATACTAACTTATTCTCTACTGTTGAAACCTTCGTAAGTGATGCAAACAATGATGTAAAGTTCTTTACTCCATTCAAAGCTAATATCTATTTAAAAGATAGAAAGGCTGCTGTCTGGGAAGTAAGACCAGGAGAAATTATTGTTGAGATACCTCCATCTCCACCAGTTGTTAGAAGAAAGAGAGTAGGTTCTGCCCACATCTCTGGATCTGATGCTATTGTTATTAATACTCCAGATAGAAGTACATTAGAATTAAATGATGCTTCTACTTTCCCAGATAGTGGTAAGATCTTCTTTATTCCTAATAATGAGATACAGACGTACTTCCCAAATGAGGGAGATACTACTTCTTTTCAATATAAGAGTAGACTTAGTTCTGATCTACCAACATACACTTACACAAGCAAGAGTGGAAACACTCTACAAGGGATAACTCCTCTTCTTCCGATATTAGCTGGTATTAACCAGACTAACCTTGTTTCTGCAAACAGAAACTCTAGTAATATACTCACAGTAACAACGGCAACACCACATGGTCTTGAAGTTGGAAACTCTGCTATTATAGCTGGAGCTACACAGGGACCTGGAACTGGTGCTTCAACTAATGGAAGTTGGAAAGTGTTATCTGTTGTGAGTGCAACTGTATTTACAGCTTATTCATTCTCTGGTCCACTTGGAGCTAAGACTTCAACCGGTGGAACTCTGAGAACAGAAAGACCGGGTTTAGCTAACTCTGGCTCGATCGTTGTTCTGAGTACTGCTGTTCTACAACCAGACAGACTTGGACCATATCTATGGGATGAGAATGCTGATTTCGTTCTCTCATCTTTAACAGCTGATTTAACAGTTGAGATAAAGGCTGGATCTACTAAGAGAAACGTAGAAGTTACAACTAACGATATTCCAAATGCTGACTGCAGAATCATATTTGACTTCGGAACTGAGAAGCAAGAAGGTCCAGTTAGATGCTTCTATAAACCCAATTCTAATGCTTTAGCTATCGACCCATCATATGTGTTTAAATTTACTCATGATGTCGGAAGCAGTGTTACTATGATTAGAAGACGTGGTGGTATTGTGTTTGGTGGAGTTGGAGCTGAATATGCAGGATACATCACGGATCCGGCAGCAGCAAGAGAAGTATTACAAGAGCTTATGCAGGAAGTTAAGTCCGTTGGGATTTTCATAAACTTCCTTATTAGATATCCTAAAATATACTACGGGACAATCGATGTGTACAGAAGTGGCACCGATCCCGATGAAGTAAATCAGTAAGTATAATAGAATGATGAAAAAATGTATATTTTGCAGCAAAGAAGTAATAAGCACTAAAACTTTTGCTAAATTCTGCGATTCCACCTGTGGATATAGATTTAGAAGAGGTATATTATTATCTGATACTATTTTAAATAAACAATGTATTTATTGTAATAAAAACTTTACATCTAACAAAAGCAATAATAAATACTGTAGTCATAATTGTTGTAATAATCATAAGTTAGGTAGAAATTCTAACAATACAAATACTACTCAAAAAACATGTCCAACATGTAGTGTATTATTTTTATCAAAAGGTCCATCTCATATTTATTGCAATAAAAAATGCAATACTAATGAAAGATTAAAAAATATACTTAGAAATAGACTTAATTCTGCTATTAAAAATAATCATAAATCAGGTTCTGCTGTTAATGATTTGGGTTGTTCTATAGAAGAATTCAAATCTCACTTAGAGAAACAATTCTTTGACAATCCTAGAACCGGAGAACGAATGACTTGGGACAACCACACTTTAAGTGGTTGGCATATAGATCATATCTTACCATTAGATAGTTTTGACTTAACAAGCAGAGAAGAAACAATTATAGCCTGTCATTATAGTAATTTAAGACCACTGTGGGCCAAAGAAAATATAATTAAAAGCAATAAGCTCTTAAGTGATACAATAGTAGAGATTACTAAATAAGGAGTAAATTTTGGCAGTTTTAGGAAGACTTTTAGTATCTAGTGCTGAAAGATTAGATTTACCAGATTTTTTAAGCTTAGATAGTTATATAACTGGAGATTTCAAGCATTTAATGAAGTCATTTGTTGGAGATGATAAGCCCTTTGTTTTAAAGGGATTTGATGTCATCAATCCAAATAATGCTATCGGAACTCAGAATATTTCAATTAGAGTAGCAGATTCAATAGTTTACTATCCAGGCTCTACCGCTGGTCCATATTTTCATGGACTTTCTGAGGGGAATCTCCAGAACTTCGTAAAAATGCTACAAACTATGTATATTTAACCCTTACAACTGTAGATGCTGCAAAAGACACAAGAGCTTTTTGGGATCCAGATAAAGAAAATGGTGCTGGTGGTGAGTTTACTCAAGATGTAAATACTCAAACAGTACTTACAGCTGCAATCAACGTATCAGTGTCATCATTTCCAGATAATACAATTCCTGTATGTAAAGTAATTGTTGGTGCTAACTTCATCACATCTATTCAAGATGCAAGAGATATGATGTTTAGATTAGGTTCTGGTGGTCTTAATCCTAATCCATTAAACAAGTATGGATGGAGAGAAGAGCCATCTTCTATCTATGCAAGAAAAGAACCAAATACTACAATGACTTCAGCTTTAGATGCTAACCCATTTGAAGGTGGAGATAAGAACATTCAATCTCTTAAAGAGTGGATGGATGCAGTAATGACTAAGCTTCAAGAGCTTGGTGGTACTACTTATTGGTATGAAAATACTTCAGCATTCAACTTAATCAACGTATTCAAAGATGCCCTAGCTACTTCTATTAAGTCTAAAGGAACTTGGGAATCAAGTTCAATGACTCCTGGATTGTTGGCTTGGAGTGAAGATATCATTATCCAATCTACAACTGATGCTAGAGATACCATCGTTAGAGCTGGAGCTGAACAACTACAAAACAATGAAGTTCTTTATATTGACAGACTTAGAAATGCTGCCATCAATAATGGAAGTGTTGATGTTAACTGGTACAACGGACTTAACTATGTAAATGGATCTCTTGGAGCATTCGAGAACCTTAGTAAAGGTGATTGGATTAAGAAGGCAGATGATTCTGACTATCTATATTTAAGAGTTGAAGAGTTCTATACGGGATTAAATCTTGCTGGTGGAGTTACATCTCCATCTAATGCTCTATCTATTAAACTTAGTGGAAACTATCTTGGAGCTAGTGAATCTAGACAAGCATCTTTCTCTAAGGGTATTTACCTTTCTTCTGATGTGCAGGTATCAGATAGAAGTGATCCAGCAATTGAAGCCTTAGGTGGTAACTTTTACTGGTTAGCAATGAGATCGGATACGATCATGTCTATTGCTAGTATTGTGACTACTCAACTTACCTGTGATATCACAAACAACGACCTTACTAAAGCTAAAGTTACTTCTGTTGCTCACGGACTAAAAGACGGACAAAGAATTACTTTCTCAGATAGTGTTAACTTCAATGGAACTTATGCTGCTGAAGTAGAAGATGCAGATACATTCTATATCTCTATAATCTCTGGACCTCATGCTGATGAAACTGGTGTTCATTGCCAGTATGCTACAGTTGTTACTCAAAGTAGATCAACTCCTAACGGAATTGTTCTTGAGAGTGCTAACCATGGATTTAAAACAGATCAACAAATTATAATCTCTGGAACTACAAACTATAACTCTGACGTTCAAGTTTATGTTCTATCTAGTACATCATTTACAATGCCAGTAGATGCTATGACAGTATCTGAAAGTGCTGGTGTTGCTACTGCTGTAGATATTTATGTAAGAACTGATATTGGACCTACTCGTCTTGATAGAGGAGAAGTTAAGGGCATTGGAGATCTTGCTACTAGAAACCTAATGGCATTCATTGGTATGGAGAACGATGTTCAAACATACCCTATGTATCATAATCCTACTGGATACAATACGTTATTCGGTCAAGAGAACTATAACTCTGATCCACAGGATAATTTAACTCAGAGAGCTTCTAAGCTTACTGCTATGATGGCAGATAAAGCTCAAGATAAAACTATTAAGTATGCTGAGACATTTAACTCAATTAATAACCTAACAGTTGGTACAGCTCAGGTGATAAGCTTTATTGCCCCTGCAACTCCAACTTTAGATATCATTCTTCCAAGTTCTGATAACTTCCAAAATACAATAACTCTTACTGGTACTTTATCTTTAGAGCAAAACCAAGTAGCTTATTTTATTATCGATAGAAACTATGGTTTCTCAATCAATGGACTTTCTAATTTACTAATAACAACTCTAGATGAATTACCTCTAGATGAAAATGTACTTGTATTTGCATACAGACTTACTGGGGTTGAAGTTTATCTTTACTCTAATAAGAAACTAAAACTTGGTGGTAACCCACTAAATTCTGGTGCTGGCGTAATTAAAGTAAGATTAAATGATCCAATTTCTACAACATTACCTCTTGGAGTTGTAATTATAGACGGGATCATGGTGGCAGATCAAGATAAGGTTTTATTTACAAATTTATCATCTGATCCTAATAGGATTTATTCTGCAGTTGTTTCTGCTGGTTCTGTGATATCATGGACACCAGAATACGAATTCGCTGGATTTCAAGATCCTAGTGATGGTGATTTAGTTATAGTAACTGAGGGAACTTTATTTGGTGATCAGCTAGCTAAGTTTGACGGTGTTAATTTTGTTTTTAATGATAAAGTTAGATACTTTAATGGCACTGACTATATGGAGCAATCAGCTTTATATACAAGCACTATACTAAACAATCAAGTTACTCCTCAAGTTCTTACTTCTTTTAATTTTAATGGATCTGAATATAGTATCATAGAATATTCTATCAGTAGAGGATCGGCTAGAGAAGCTGGTCAATTAATCATAACAACTGATGGAACAAATGCCGCGATAGCAAACTCAGCAGCAAATACTACGTTAACTGGTATAAAAATTAGTGCTGTAATAAATGGCACTAATCTAGAAGTATCATACATATCAGACAATAGTGGATCTAATGGTGAATTTAAATTCACTACGCGCAGATGGTCTAATAGTCCAGGTGGACCTTCTGGTTTACCAAGTTATACAGGTGGAAGTGGAAGTGGATCTGTTACGGCCTCTGGTTCACCTTTAGCAAATCAAATAACATTCTTTACAAGTTCTTCTGATATTACTGGAAGTAATTCTTTTAAGATCAATACTTCAGATAAAGCTATTGAAATGGATGGATTGCAGATCGTAGGGCTTCAAGTTTCTAACTTATTAGATGCTCAGATTTCTCCAGCTACAGCTTTCACACTAAACACGTCTCTTTATTCTTTTGCAATAATTGAATATTCTATAGAGAGAGGAGTAACTAGGCAAGTTGGAACTCTCATGGCAACTCATGATACAATAATGGCAGAGATAAATGATGTCAGTGCTAAAAGAGGAATCCCGGGGATTGACTTTACAGCAGATATAAGTGGAACAGATTTAAGAATCAGATATACATCGACAGTAACTGGCGATGCAGCAATAATGAAATATACTATACGTAGATGGTCATAATATAAGGAGTCCTTTATGGCAAATGTTTTTAATGTAAATTCAAAGTTAGTAGTAAACTCAAAAGTTGACGCGATGCTACTACCAAGATTAGCCGCAGATCCTGTATCAGAGATGGTAGAGGGTGATTTCTACTACAACACTACAGATAAGACTGTAAAGTTTTATAATGGTACGGCTTGGAGTGCTGTTGCATCTGGTGACGTAGATTTAGTTGGACAAGTGTTAGATGAAAATCATGTTATCATAGGTGATGCCTCTGATTTATCAGTTGCAGTAGATACAGGCTCTGGTGGAGATGTATTAGCTAGCACTGCTGGTCTTGTAGTAAAGTCTGGTGTAATTGATAATACAAAAATTTCAGCATTAGCTGCAATCGATAGATCTAAACTTGCATCTGGAACAACCAATAGTCTCGTATATAATGATCTAACTGGAATGTTGGCTGATCTTCCGGTAATTACTGCCGATTCTGCTTTAATTTCAGATGCTAGTGGTTTACCTACAGCATCTACAGTTACAGCAATAGAATTAGGGTATGTTTCTGGTGTAACTTCTCCTATTCAAGATCAGATCGACAATATTTCTGTTGATATGACACCATACTTAAAGCACGATGGAACAGTTGGCTTAACTGGTGATCTAACTGGTGCTACTGCAGACACTGTTCAAGTCGGTACTTTTAACAAGCCCCTTGCAGGAGTTTGGACTAACGTTGTTAACATTAAAGATGGTGGAGTTCACGGTGGATCAGTCAGTAGATTCGTTAACGGTATCAGTGTTGCGGCACTCGGTACTGACAAGGATGTTCAGTTAACACCGACTGGTACAGGTGCTGTTGATGTTTCAAGTAAAAAAATCAAGAATTTAGCTGACCCTACAGCTGATCAAGATGCTGCTACAAAAGCATACGTTGATGCAGTAGCTGTGGGATTAGCTCCTAAAAAAGCTGTTAGAGCTGCTACTACTGTTGATATTACTCTGTCCGCTCCTCAAACTATCGACACAATTGCAGTAATTGCAGGTGATAGAGTCTTAGTAAAAAATCAGACATTTCCAGAAGAAAACGGTATTTATATTGTTGCAGCTGGTGCTTGGTCTAGATCAACTGATATGGATTCTTTGACTCCAATTGATGAAGTGAATGGGGCATGGGTTCCAGTTCAACTTGGTACTCAAGCCGGTCAAGTATATGTTCAGTATGGTGTTGTTGCAACTATTGGTTCTTCAGCTATCAATTTTGAATTCTACAATCCAATCGCTAGTTTAACTGGTGGTGATATGATCACTGCTACTGGATCAACTTTTTCGGTTGATCTTGCTTCTGCTGGTGGTTTAGAGTCAACTAACCCAGGCAATGTTGCTGGACAACTACAAGTAAAGCTTGATGGTTCAACTCTTTCCAAATCTGCTGCAGGTGCTAAAGTTGCTGCTGGTGGTATCACTAACACTGAAGTAAACGCAGCTGCAGCTATCGATTATTCGAAATTAGCTTCATTATCTACTGCAGCCCCAAAAGCTTTAGTTTCTGATGCTTCAGGTTTCGTTTCTGAGTCTGCAGTAACTGGTACAGAACTTGGTTATTTATCAGGTGTAACTTCTTCTATTCAAACTCAATTGGGTGGAAAAGCTGATACGAATCTTTCAAACTTAGCAACAACAGCAGTTAACGTAGACTTACTACCAGGAACTACTGGTTTAGACCTGGGTGCTTCGACTTCACGCTGGGAAGATGCTTTCTTAAACAATTCGGTAAAAGTTGGATCTGATACTTTATATATATCTTTTAACAAACCAGTACAGGCTACTTTAGCGGCGTCAACGGTTGTGTTTACAGATGTTGGTATTTTGTTTGCAACTGCTTCTCAAAAATCTTCTGTAGTAACTTATGAAGCAACAGATGGCACAGAAGTTAGATCGGGTACAATTACTATTGCAACAAATGGAACAACAGTAGGATACAATGACGTTAGTGCGGAAACTGATCCTATAGCAAGTTTAGAGTTTAGAGTTGTTATAAGTGGTGGTAATGCCGTATTGCAATTCAATGGAACTGGCACATCACCTTGCACACTAAAAATTGCTCAAAAGAATTTAATTTAATTATTGAGGGTTGAAAGACCCTCAAATATAAGCCTGCGGAGAATGAAACATGGCAAAAAATAGTTTTAAAGCTAAAAATAGCTTAAATTTAGAACCACAAACAAGACCTGCTTTACCAGATCTCGGCGATGTATATTTTGACGCATCAAAAAACACTTTCGCGTCTAAAGCAGATTATTGGTCTTTTTTAGAAGCCAAACAAGATATTCCTTTTGCTACAGATATGACATCTATTCAATTAGATGCTAGCGCAACAGAATGTGCTATTATTAAGATTACAGGTTCACCTGTAGCTTCTTTTAATATTCACGGTCTTGCTAGAAACAATAATGCAAAGATCATTCATTTATACAACGACACTAATCAAAAGGCATTGATAAAAAATCAATCAGTCACGGAACCTGTTGCTGCAAATAGAATCAACACTCCTACTGGAAATGATCTAAGTCTTCCTAAAAAAACTTTAACTATATTATATTTTGATGATACTGTTGGATGCTATATTGCATCGCCTGCTGGTGGTGGATCTGGTGGAACTTCATTTGATCAAGTTCAAATAGCACATGGTTTTACTCTGTTTACTCCTATTTATCATGATGGAACTATTTGGCAGAAAGCTCAAGCAAATGCTGCTAATACTTTAGCCACATATGTTGTAACAGAATTTTCAACAAACGCTTTTACAGCTACAAAATTCGGTGTGATAGAAGCTCCTGCTCACGGACTTACTGTAGGTGAGTTCTATTTCACTTCTAAAGATACAGCTGGGGCAATTACATCTGTTGAACCAATTTTTGGATACTCAAATCCTGTTATATATATTCAAGATACCGTAAACGTACATATTATGTGTTATAGGCCATCTCTAGTTGGAGATGGAAATGTTTCTGATTCTGAGATTGGCGCGATTATGGCATTCCCATCTGTAGCAGAACCAATAGGTTTTCTGTATGCTGATGGTAGAGCTGTATCTAGAACATTATATAACGAATTATTTACTATTGTAGGGACTAGATATGGATCTGGAAATGGAACTACAACTTTTAATTTACCAGACTTTAGAGGACAGTTTTTAAGAGGCGGAGTAGAAGTAACAGATAAAACTTTTTTACCAGCAGCAGTTGATATAGTAAATGACATTATTGCAATACCAAATCACGGTTTTAAGCATACAGGGTTTAAGGTTCGCTTTAGCTCTACAGGAACACTTCCGTCGCCTATTACTGCTTTAACTGTAGATTATTATGCAATAGTAATTGATGATAACAATATTAAATTAGCAACTTCTTTGGCGAATGCAAAAGCGGGAACTGCTATTAATTTAGCTACAGCTCGGACATTAATTCATACTATCTTACAATGGGAAGATCCGGATGCAAATTCTAGATTTGCGGCCCAAACAGGTGGTAACTCAGGGAATACTTTTGGCGCAAATCAAGAGGACTCTTTGCAAAATATTACTGGTACTTTTTATGCAACGTCTACAAGTTCAGCTGTATCTGGAGCATTTTCTGTAGGTACAGTTAATTCGAATAACGATGTTCACACTACTTTAGTAAACGCTCAAACAAGACAAGTAACTTTTAATGCGTCTGCATCTGCTAGAACTTCAAGTGAAACTCGTCCACGCAACATTACAGTTGGTTGGTTTATTAGATATGCAGCTAAGGGTGCGGTAAAAGGACAAGATGTTCCATCAGGGACTATCTTAACTTATGCGGGACCAACTTCTACATTGCCTAATGGATATTTAATTTGTGACGGATCTTCTGTAAATAGAATTGATTATCCAAATCTATTTGCGGCAATTGGTACTTCATGGGGCTCAGTTTCTGGAACAACGTTTAATCTTCCAGATACGAGAGGATTATTCTTAAGAGGCGTTGATGGACTTGCAGGTAGAGATCCAAATAAACTCACAAGAACAGCTATTGCAGCTGGTGGTAATACTGGAAATAACGTAGGTTCAATTCAAGTTGATGTTTCAAGTGGTGGAGGGAGTGTACAGCTCTATCAAACTAGTGGCACATCAAATGATAACACAAACAGACCATCTTGCACAGACTCTACCACTCCCGCGGGGGTAGCGTCTATTGGATCTGGTGGATCTGAAACTAGACCTAAGAACGTATATGTAAATCATATCGTGAGGTACTAATGGATTTTACAGCCTATCAGTATGATGATAATGGTATTTATTTAGGAGAGGTGGATTGTCAACGCTGCCCTAAAAGAAATATACCACTCACTCCTAAAAACTCTACTAAAGTAAAACCACCTGTTGTAAAAAACAATGAGTTAGCTATATTCATATTAGACAGTCAAGAGTGGATAGTGAGTATAAAGAAAGAAGATGGAGCAATTGATTCTATAGAAGAAAGTATCAACCTTCTAAAGAATCCAACAAAAGAGAGTATTAAGAAAGCAATTAATCTCTTAATTAATTTATTATAAGGAATTCTATATGGGAAAATCAATAGCGACTGGTGGAGCACAAAATGACGGTTATGTAGGTGACATTATTACCTCAGCATTAACTGAAGCTCAATTTCAAGCACAAAGAAACGGAACATGGGTTCTCATGGATGGAAGATCTGTAGTAGGGTCGAGATATCAAGTACTTACATCACAAGCTAACATTCCAGACGGTAGAGGGTTGTTTTTACGTGGTAAGAACAATGGCCGAGTTGATGGACTTCAAAATCCAGCTGGTGAAGTTGCTATTGGCACTTATCAAGCTGACGATAATAAAGCACACACACACACAACTTCAGGTGGTGGTGGCGGAAGTGCCACTACATACATGGATCAAAACGTAGCAATCAGTGGAGCTAATCAATTAGTGGGGACGAACAATACCGCGTCTGCTGGTTCTTATACATTTCCTGGTGGAGCGGTAACTGTAAACTCAAGTGGTGGAGTCGACAGTAGACCTAGAAATATCACAGTCAATTATTTCATTAAAATTAACTAAGTATATGTTATAATATAAAAGTATAAACCTTCGAAAGTGACGAGGAACAAATGTCAAAACAATCTTTTAAGATTGATAAATCAATCGTACTTAAACCAGTAGATTTAACAACTCTAACTT